GCAGAGAAAGTTGCCGCCGCACCTTTTCTATCTGCCCTTGATCCTCCACCACTACTCGCCGCGCCTGCACTAGATCCACCTGATCCTCCGCCACCGAAACACATAAAAACTGGGTTCTTTGAAAATAACGTATTGATCATAAAACTACGCCCTCATTTGCTCTGGGTTTGGATTTGGTTGCCCCGACATAGGTGGCTGTTGTGCTTGTGGCATTGCGCTTGCAAATGCGCCTAACGCACCTACATCTCCGCCGCCTGCCATTCGACGCTTAATCTCCATTACTTTATCAACTAAATATTTGTTCATGTCTATAGGTGGTTGCTGACCCCCACCTTGGGAGGGTAGTGGGGGCGCACCCTGTGGTCTTTCTTGCGGTAAACCGCCAAAGGCCGCAGGATTAATTGGTGGCAAGTTATACTGTGGGGGGTACATTTTTCATTGCCTCCATTTGAATTTTAGCATTATTTTTTTCTCGCTCTAGTTGCAGATCTGCCTCCAACTTAGTGATCTTGGCTTGCATGTCAGCTTGTGCTTTCGCCATTTCGATCTCCATGTCTTGTCGCGCTTCAGCTTGCTTGATCTCGATATTAGATTTCGCTTTAGCTTGGTCTGCTTGGATTTGTGCTTGTGTTCTAGCCTTGAGTGCTTCGGTTTCAAGTTTAGCAAGTTCCTGTGCATATTGCAGTGGATTGCCTTGCTGACCTTGTTGTCCGCCCATCATGCCTTTCATTGCCTCGATTTGTTTCATCTGAGGTGATGCCTTCACAACTTCAGCCGCACGTTGACTAATTAAGCGATCCATCTCTGGATCTACTGCCTCAAACTTAAACTTAGGATCTTTAAAGTCTGGCAACATCGGCATAGGCATATTAATGCTTGCCTCCATGCGTTGACGATAGAGAAGCGCAATGTGTTCTGCGATATGTGCGATCAACACAGGTTGCATAGCTTTAGCACCAGGATTTCCTGCTAATGACGGATCTTGCAAGAATTGCATGTGAACCGCAATGTGTGCATCGTGATCTTGCTCTGGGAATGCTCGAATACCTTTGCCGTACAATACGCTCATATTCTCGTCAATTGGATCCATTTGCACAGCTTCTTCTGGCTTCTGCAATATTTGATCTATGTTTGGAATCCGAAGTGCTTCGTACATACGTTTGTATGCCTCGTACAAATCATGGAATTGTGGAGCGGATCGTGACATCTCCAGAACAGCTTGTGCCTGTGCAATTCGCTGTGCTGTTGAGAATATGTTTGGATCACTAACTGGTATGATATCAATTCGATCATCAAAGTCAGTTCGATAGATAGTATCATCTGCTCCAGCTTGTGAGAAACTAAACTCGTCAGGTAGGTTTTCAGCATTTAACTGCGCTAACAATTTAAATTCTTGGCCTTGTGCGTAATGCAATCTCTTGTGTATCGCACTGAATGCCTTTGATCCTTGCTCAATCAACGCAACAGTTGAACCAACAGGTGCATTCGGATTTACATCTCCGACATTTAAATCTGCCGTACTTGCAAATCTCTGCCCAGCGTCAACCATAAAGCCTAGCAAATTAAACAGAGATCCACTTGGCTCTTTAAACGGCAATGGCATAATAGCTTTGTTGATGTCATCAACTGTACTGTCTATGTCATTAAACTCGCCTGGGCTAATCTGCATGTCGCCACCTTGGACGCGACCACGTAATTTAAATCCACCTTGCATGTTGCTGAATGCGGCACTGTCTAGCAATGCACGTAAAGATCCAGTTGCCGCTTTACCCAAACCACCAATCATGTGGTACAAGCCAAAGCCATAGAACCCTAAACCTGGTAAGAATTTGTATGACACAAACCAATCACGGCGTTGTCTCATCTCATCTTCTTGCTTCCAGTTGCGTCTAATGCTCACAACATTTTGATTCTCGTAATCAATTGTAATGACATATGGCAATGCAACTGCATTGTCTTCTGATTCGCCATCAACCATTTCTTCGCCATCGAATCCGTCAAACAAATCATAGACGTGCATTTCGAGTAATGTCATTACATCATCGTTGCTATCATCGTACTCATCAACGCCTTCGATCTCACCGATTACATCACCTGATGGATCAATCGTATCTCCGCCAGCATACTTCGTCGGTAGGTAATATCCGTTCTGCACGTAACGATTGAAGTCGTTCTTTGGCATACGAATAATATGCGTGTAACGTGGTGAGGTGTATAAGTCTTTACTTTCTGGGGCGACCACAAAGTCTTCAGCTTTAACAAAGTCACTGCACTGGCGATCCATGTTTACGTTCCACCAAACCTTCTTGAAGGTATGACCGATTAACGGAAGGTGGAATAGCATCTGGTCTAAGTCAGGGAAATACTCAGGCATTTCCTGAGTGATTTGGTAATTCATAAACTCACGAACACGGCGACCTTGCTCTTCTAGCTCTTCGTCTGGGTTGCCTATGATTACAGATTTAACTGGCCCACCTGATGGGTAAAGTTCTGCAATTGCCTTCGCATTAAATTGAGTTGCCGCTTCTGCGATTAACGGATGCACTACAACTGAAAGTCCGCGTGTGCCACGTTCATCTTCGCCTTCGTCAAGTCCGCCATCTGGATCTAATGTCTTCAATCCTTCTTTGTAGCGTTCCTTCCACTCTGACCGAGCTTCCTCATCATTTTCGTAATAACCTACAAGTTCTTGCGCTTTTCGTGCGAGATCTCGTTCATCCATCTGTTCAGCTAAGTTGGAATCAAATTCTGCGGCATCTGCCTCATCCATCGCATCTAATTCTGGGTCACCAATCAGAACATCGCCATCTGCAAGCTCCTCGATCATTAACTCATCACTAGGTGCGCCTTCAGCAAATGGTATAATATTTGGGTCAGCCATAGAGGGTAATCCTTTGTTTTTCTACTGGCTCGTCATCTTCAGGGTCTTCACTGTGTCCAACAAACCATCCTTTTCGTAAACGCAACCAAGCCTGTGTACACGTATCAACAACGTCATCGTTGGGGTGTGCAGGGAAAGCCGCGCATATGTCTATTAAATCTTTAGCCCATTTTCGATCAGAAGGGTAGTAAATTCTTCCATCTTCTAAAAGTGCGCTTGATGCGTGCGCTCTCGCTTCCTTATCTCGATCAGGAGAATAAGCTAAAACTGGTATTCCAGCCATGCGTAAATCTTGCAGTAGAGACTGGCCTGACGCTTTCTTCTCGATCAATACAGCGTCTGGCTCCCAATCTTCGTAAGCCTCCTGTGCAATTTTTCGTAAATCTGGGTAGCTCACCTTATCGTACCAAGCCTCCAAGACAATCGCACACATTGCGCCTTTGTGCTTAAATACACCCCAAGTTGTTCTGGCACTAAAGCTAGAGCTTTCCTTGGCTTCGAATGCAGTATCCCATGACTGAAGAACATATTCGATCTCTGGCAAGTCTGGCTTTTCCCAAGGAACCCACCACGATGCTCTCAGGATACCACCACCTTTTGGCGATGGACGTTGCTGTAGCTGACCAGCAGATGCATACGATCCAAGAGATCTTTCCAAAGTTGATAAAGTTTTCTCGTCAATTCTTTCAGGCCACAGCAACTCACCTTCCTTTGTTCTTGGATCAGTAAACCCAAGTGACGACTTCATAGGATTCGGCGCACCTATTTCATAACGAGCAGGCAACATTAGGTGATCCCACTCATCACCAAGTTGATTTGCCAAGACGTGACCTGTGAGATCCTGTTCGTGTAGCCTCTGCATAATAATTACAAACGCACCAGTCTGAGGATCGTTTAGTCGTGTCTGCATGGCCTGATCCCACCAATCAAGTACACCTTCACGCACTTTAGAGCTATCTGCCTCGACAGAGTTGTGTGGATCATCAATGCAGATGATGTCGCCACCATCACCAGTTAACGCACCACCAACTGACGTTGCGATTCGATAGCCTGTCTTATCATTCTCAAATCTCTGCTTTTGGTTTTGATCGTCGGTCAAATTAAACTTATCGCCAAAGTGCGCCTGATACCACGGACTGTCGATTAACCTTCTACACTTCGTACTATCCCTGATCGACAAGGAACTTGCGTAAGATGCGTAGAGAAACTTTTTGTGAGGTTGGTGCGCCCAAGTCCAAGCTGGCAGAGCAACAGCCACGCTAATTGACTTCATGTGTCGAGGTGGCACGTTAATGATCAGACGTTTGATGTCGCCCTCGACTACAGCTTGCAAGTGATCCGAGACTGCATCGATGTGCCAGTTATTTTTAAACGGAACGCCAGGTTCAATCGTAGGCCAACTAGCCTTCGTAAATTCCCTCAATGATCTGCGGTACTTCTCCGCTCTCACCTGTTCCAACGTTAGATTTGATAAAAGCGTGTTCAATTGCTGTGAGTTCATCTGTACCAATCCTTGTTAAGTCGAGGGTTAATGTACGCTCCTCATGAATTTTTGTTTCTGTCTTATCCACCCAGCCTGCGCGGTTCTTCAGGTAGAAGATGATAGACGGCACATTGCGATCCACAGTGGCATTTTCAAAGAGCGCGTTGGTCACGGCATCTATGCCACGAGCCTGACCTCTTTTTATAGCCTCCGAAAATTCCGAATTTTCTGACTGATGAAGCATGAAAGTTGACACTGAAACGCCTAGCATTCCAGCCGCCTGTTCTTTCGTTAATCCCTTGGTCATAAGATTTTCTACGTTAAGCAAAACTTCATCGGTGATCTCGAACTTCGGTCTACCGACTGGATTTTTAGTTTTGACATCTGACATAGTGTTGACCTTTCTTTTCAGTGGTTAGCTGTATTTAACGAAATATAGCCTAACTCTTAAAAAAAGAAAAGGATCAGATCAAAAATCTATTTATGTCATTTATGGCATATTTATGGCATATACCAAATCTGCCATAATTCATCTACTCTATACTCCTTATTTATATAGTTATTATATATATATATTATTATTATTATTATTTATGTCATACTGTCATACCCCCCCCTTCTCCCCCACAGGTATAGGTATGGGGGGGTAAAAAATAGGTGGGATCTATTAGGGGGTACATGCCATATATGCCAAAAATGCCATAAATCACTTTCGCCCTTATTTTATTGATAAAAAGGCCAAAAAATAGTATGCCATAAATACTGCCATAAATACTGCCATAAATAAAAACGTGAGAAAGGAATAGATAGATGATTAATTTAATGCAAGGCGACTGTCTTGAAATGATGAAGACAATACCTGATGGAAGTGTTGATTTAACAGTCACAAGCCCACCATATGACAATCTAAGAAGCTATAATGGTAATAACGATCAATGGGGTGAACACGTTTGGAAGGATGTTATAGCCGATTTGCACAGGGTTACAACAGATGGTGGTGTTGTTGTTTGGGTAGTAAATGATGCTACAATAAAGGGAAGCGAAACAGGTACATCGTTCAAGCAAGCATTGCACGCAATGGAGTGCGGCTTCAATCTGCATGACACGATGATATATGAAAAAGCTCAAGCGTTTGGCGGCTCAAAGTATGCGTATCTTGCAAGCTTTGAGTATATGTTTGTGCTTTCAAAAGGCAGGACAAAAACATTTAACCCACTTTGCGATAGAAAAAATGTGCGGGGAGGTGTGGCTGAGACAACGGCAAAGGCAGGCATGAGGAGAGATGGTGCTATACCAGAACGTCATTTAAAAACAGCGAAAGAATTTGGGAAAAGAAAGAATATCTGGAAATATGGTGTCGGTGGTGGAAAGACGAAACACCCAGCGGTCTTCCCATTAAAGTTAGCTCAAGATCACATCACATCATGGAGCAACGAAGGCGACACAATCCTAGACCCCTTTATGGGCAGTGGAACAACAGGTGTTGCGGCAAAAAACTTAAACCGAGACTTCATCGGCATCGAGTTAGACGAAAGTTATTTTAATATTGCAAAGGAGCGTATCAACAGAGATGATACAACGTGAGAAAGGAACAGATATGAGTACAGTTTACGTTGTGACACGACCCAGAGAAAATAAGTTTGGATGGACTCCAGATTTATCTGACGCCACGAAGTATGGTAAGTTACAGGTTATCTTTGAGCCTGACGAGAAACCACAGTTTAATCCGAGCCGAGCTATAAACATTGCGAGAGTTATCCTTCAGTCGTTTAGTGAAGATGACTATCTACTGTGGGCTGGTGGAGGAGATCCAGTGGCTGTGATGATTGCATGTATGGTAGCCTCTGAAAGCTGTGATATTGTGAACGTCCTCAGATGGGAGCGCAACTTCAACGAAGGTGAGCGAGATCGCCGTAAGGGTTGGTACTTACCAGTTAAGATGGATATGTCTTAAACTTTTTTTATTTTTATTCACTTTGCCTATTGCTATACTAAATACAGTATGCTATATACTGTGTATAGATAGAGAAAAGGAATAAGAAATGTCACTTAATATTACACAAACTGAAATCAATACACTTTGGGACAAGGGATACCGCCCTTTTGAAATTTACACATCTAACCCAGAGCCTGTAATGTATCACGGCAAAATGGAAGAAACTAATGCAGTTGGTGGTTGGGATATCAAACACATCTTTGCCACACGCGATGAAATTGAAAACTATCCAAACTTTGACTGCATCATAATGATAGACAGTGTTGGTTATTGTACTGAAATCTTTCACGGCAATGAAGTTAAGTCTAACAAGTCATCTAACTTCACAGACCTTGAAATGAATGTCATTAACATTTTAGCTAACAATCACAAAAATTTAGATGATAGTGGTCAGTGGCAATCAGATGATGGGGAATATCCTCACCTTGATACATGGGAGCTTACTATTGATGGTAGGCCACAAAATTTAACAATATTCACAAAATATGATTTAGACCCAAAAGTATATAGGGGTGTTATCTCTAGCCTTATTCAAAAAGGCGCAATTGAAACAGACGAATATGAAGCTGTTGCAGTGACAACTAAAGGGCGTCGTGTTCCAACAACTTTACAGGCAATTGCTATCAACAAAGAAACTTTTAAGGAGGTGGCGTAATGGGTAACGTAATATTTTTAAATTCTGATTACTCACAAGGGTATAAATGCGCGAAAGAAGAAGTCGCATCTGGAGAAATTTACTGCATAGAAAGTTCATTGATGTTGTTTGCACAAGATCCAGCAGACAATGACTTTCAACGTGGTTTTGAACAAGGCTTAAAAAGCCTAATTAAAAAGGAGAATAAAAATGGGTTATAAATATTGGACACAAGCGGAGGACGCAGAGCTTGTATTAATGCGAGAAGCCAAGGTATCTACCAAGGAGATCGCCAAAGCGTTAAAGCGTTCACCCTCGTCAGTTATGAACCGCATAGCTGTTAAGGACATACCATACGGCAAGCCAAGTGTTATCGATGAGATTGCATCCGTTGGTGTTGCATTTGGTGAGCCTGACACAGTTCAAACAGAAAAAGAGAAGCAAGCAAGTGAAATGCAATCTCTTAAAAATGCGCTTGAGGAAATGGAAGAAGACATCAAGCCAAGCAATTGGTTTCCAAAACTAAAGCGTTGGTTAGGATTTTAAAATGGAACCAATAAAAAAATTGTCGTCTAGTTATTGCCCTCACTGTCGCAGTATAAAACTAGCGGCAAAGGATTCTAGGGCGCATTCTGCCTTTGGATTTTTAACTACCAAACGTCGAAAGGTTTGCCCTAAGTGTGACTATAGGGTAACCACAATCGAACTGCCACTACATCTGGCAGAAGAAATATTTCAAGAAGTTTAGAAAGGAATGAGTATGATTATTAAGAGATGGAAGTTTAAAGGTTTCAATCACATAACCTTTACCAATGACTTCCCTGATTGGATTAAGATGAACTCAGGCAAAAGGTTAGGCCACAAAAGTTTGTGGGTATACACACAGTCAGGTGAAGTTCCCATCGAAAGTGGCAAGTGGATATCAATTAACTTGCGTGGTCACATTGAAGTCCACGATAAGAAACCAAAGCTACTATTTAATGTTGGACTGACAAAGGAAATCTTCTCTGGATTTCTGTTAGTTGCCACACTTTTAATTATAGTTGTAGGACTGATGGTTTTGTGATAAGAAGGATTTGACTGCTCGATAAAGGATCTTTTCTTTTCTCTTCCTGTATCCTTGTCTTACTAAACTAGACCCACTTGGCCAGGTTTCGCACTGCAAAGGTGGGTCTTTTTTTATTGCCTTAGACATCATCAAACTTTATAGTTATGCGGTAAGGTGGTTAAATGAAATCAGTTATTATCGGGCATGTTAATATCAGATCTCACTTCAGGCATATTCGCTACCAAATGCGCTAACATTAATACGAATATAACCGCCACCTTACACGACTATTTTCCTAAATCAATCGGTCTTAGTTTTGGCATGAGAGTGCTAGAAGATACCTTATCTGTCTCTATACACTGACCCATGCTATCCATATCCTCATATGGTTTGTATGCTTCTGGCAGTGCATTGCCGCATTCATATGCAGTTCTATACAAAGTTTTCTTTTGGATCTCTGTACCATCTATGACATATGTCAGGACAAGCATTGTGTAGAAAGTCATAACGCCTCCTTATGCTTTTCGAATTTACCATTGGCATCAAGTTTCGGAATTGTAGTTCTTTTCCTTTTGCTTGCGATCTCACCTCCACACGCCATGTAGCCAGCCCCATCGACCCAATTGTCAGGATGTTCTGGATTTGATTTGATTCGTGCAACTTTCAGGAGGTTCATCATAACACCTACATCATGTG